TAAATTCAGTTGGAGGAGAAAGGTCGTTACTTTCTTCGTAAAAAGCTGGCTCTATCGTTCTCCAGACATTTTCACTTTCAAAACCTTTATTATACTGGAATTGATTTCTGTCTATAAAACCATACCACTTAGGAGTAGATTCGTTTTTAAAGTTTCCATCAGCAACTCTTAGTGATGAGTCTATATAGTAAAATACATACTCAGGACTTTCATTTGTCTCTAGTGAATTTACTACTGTAATCTTATCAGTAGACCAAGTATCAGAGCTATCTAAATACACATCTACTTTATTGTCATCTATATTTCCTAGTGCTAATAGCTGGTCTCCTACAAAACCTAATCTCTCTATAGTTACCTGAGTTCCACTAGCAACGTTCTCATCTGTAACAGTTTCAGATACAAATATCTTATTGTTAGAAAAGTTTAAACCTCCAGTATTCCAAGTTGAACCAACTCTACTAACTCCATTTACATCACCATCAATATTCGTAACTGTGAATATTCCATTATTATTTGCTGAGCCAGAAATTTTAATTTTAATTGGAAAGTTTGTAGCAGATGACAGTATGTTATTTTCAGTCCAAAAATCATTATTATTAATTGATATTGTGTTATTTCCAGCACTTGTAGTGTCAAAAATTAAATTATTGCCTGCAGTCCCAGTATATGAACCAGACCCCGTTCCTGTTACCTGAACACCTCTAACACCAGTAGCTTCATCAGCTTCGAAATAATACAATCCATATCCGGGATTTATTGATGCTGTGTGTGCGTCTACGCCATTTGCACTTAGCCTTAGAGAACCTCCATTTGTTTGTTCATTGAAATAACTTCTAGGTCTTAACTCGCCTCTATTAGATGTATCAAAGTTAACTATATTAGGAGACTCGCCTATTGCTAAATCCCTAGGGTTCTTAACTGTGTTTATACCCCTACCAAAATCGTTTATATTAATACTAGCCTTAGGCATTAATCAAGTATCTCCACGTGTACTAAGTCATCAAATCCATTATCTTTTACATCGCCATCAGAATCCCAGTCTCCACCCCATCTTACCTTCAGTCCAAGCTTATGTGATATGCCACGTATCATTCCACCCATATAGTGAAAGCCATCTCTATTGTTCCAGTCTATCGGATAGGGGGCTAAGTCTACCGCCTTTCCATCCATATGTTTGGAATATCTTACTTTCGTTGCCCCCTTAGCCAATAGCTCTTTCTGTCTTTTTTCACTACGCAATCCTTCTATTATGGTAACATCCATAATTTTTATAAGTTCATTAAGAACATTAACTAATCTAGTGTCTACACCTTTTAATCTTTCTTTACTTCTTTTTCCGAATCTAGGCATTGCGAACCTTCCTTGCTATTGATTTACTGTACTTAGCCTTCCTTTTTCCTGAAGCCGAGGCTTTTCTTTTTGCTTTATTTGTAGAACTTTTTTGACCGGGACTAAGGCTTTTCCTAACTGACTCAGGTAAATAACGACCTCTTTTTCTTTTTGGTTTTTTCTTATCCTCTTTACTTACATAATCCCATTTTTGTTTTGACCACTTTGAAAGTTTATTGCCAGAACTTTTCTTCCCAGAGTATCTTCCACCAGATTGTTTATAGTACTTAACAGCAAGTTGCATAGCTCTAGCTGAGTGTCCACCCATCTTAGCTCTAGCTCTTGCCTTTGCTCTAGCCCACTTTTTCGGGTCTTTTTTATTAGCAGTGGCCACTATTTCCCTACTTTTTTCTGAGCCATTTTATGAGACTCTGAAAAGCTTTTTCCTTTTTTCATAGCGTTTGCCATTGTTCTAAGATGTTTTGCTGTGTGATGTTTTGAATGTTTCTTCATTGCATTTGCCTGTCTAATATTTAATCCAGACATTGATACACCTTTAACGTTTTTAGGTGCTTTACCTTTAGTTTTTTTAGGCCTACCTCTCTTTGACCCATATGTTCCTTTACCCTGTGGCATACCTAACTCCTTTTACCATTTTACCTTATTCGCCCAATAAGCCGCAGACATCTTACCTTTTGCTATGTTCTTTCCATGCCTTGCTTTGAACGATTTTCTTTTCATTTTCATTTTTCTAGACTCACCTGCTTTTGGCTTACCTGCTGTCTTAGCACCTTTTTCTCCAAATCTAATTAGCTTAACCTTAGAGCCTTCTTTTGCTACAACAACATGGCTTTTCTTGGGATGGCTTGGAGTACGTTTTGGCTTATTATATCCAGATACACCAGCTCGAGTAAGCCTAGAGTCTTTCTTTTTTGTTTTTTTAGCAGGCATTATACACCAATTTTTTTCAATAGAACAGTTTTAATAACTTTCCAAAGAGCTTCTAATATAGCCTTTTCTGTTTTTTCACTTATAATTGGTATGTCTATTGCTTTATTAATTTCGTCAATTACTTCTTCACCTGTTTTATCAGATAGTAATTCATCTGCAATCATTTTCATTAACATAGTTAATTACTCCTTATTTGTTTTATTTTGTAAGCTAAGTATACAATAGTCATTAATCCTATTATACATTGTAGCATTAAATTTACATTTGATAAATGTATACCATAATTAATAAATGATATACCAGAAACCTTTAAACTATCCATTAGTTTTTTCCATTCATTCTGGACATTATACCATCCATTCTTGATAATTGTTTTTCTAAATCAGACATAGCCTCTAATTGAGCTTCATATCTTCTATCTCTAACAGAGTCAGATTCATTCCATCTTCCTATTAATTTAATTATCATACCTTCCATATTCTCAATAGTCTCAGACTGTCCTCTATTTTCTATTTCAAGATTTCTTAATGACTCTTGTTGTGCTTCTGATTTTTTTGACATTGATATTACTAAGTAGACGAACATTACGCCTACCACACCTATCATTCCAGCCTCTCCGTATACTGCCATAAAGTCCATTACGTCTCCGCTATTGCTATAAAAGGATTAAGCTCTTTGTTTTCCCAAAAACAAATAGTCAATTCCTGTAGTTCATCAATTGATAAATCCAATGTATAAATTAACATTATCATTTTTTCTTTTTTTTACCCCAACTAAATGGATTTAAATTTAATTCCTTTTCATAAAAAGCTACTTTTTCTGCCAGCTCTTCTCGTTCAACCCTCTCTTCCAAGATGTGTTTACTAAGAAGATTCCCAATCTGTTCATCCGCAGTAGCCACTTGATTTTCCAACGCTTTAATCCTACTTTCAATCTGCCAATACCCATAGACCAATGCTCCCACCAAGACCAATCCTTGCCCAAGCCATTTAAGATTAATGCTAACAATGGCGTTATCATCAAGTACAGTAGCCCTATAACTTCTAGCGGTATCCGGTTTTCCACTCATTTAACCACATCTTCATATTGGTGATGCATCCAACACCAGTTAGATTCATTATAAACTCTTCCGTGATAGTAATGCAAAATTGAATCAATCCCCATTACTTCTATAAAAACTGTATTTGTAACTGTATCCTGAGGTGTGAGTTGTATCCCTCCTGCTCTCCAACCCTGACTGCATCCTGTCATTATATTTATACACAACAGGATTCCCATAACTCGTACTAACAACTTCAAACCCTCCGTTCTTTACCTTTTTTATTATATTGTTCATAGCACCATCCACCAAGCTATTGCAGTCTCTACAACTATGTCAGCGAGAGTGTTGTATGCCCATTTCTTTTTGCTACCATAAGGTCTCCAGTCTTCTATGTAATACTCAAATATTTCCCATAGAACACCAACGATAAAAACCCCCATGACACACCAAAAACTACTCCAATGCAACCATTGGAATATCTTACATAGAAAAGCTCCAGCGGCTAAATGATAAGCCGTCCATCCATCTAACTGACCTGTGTCTTTTTGCCAGCTAACAAGATTGCTTAAAGGACTTTGCATTTTACTTCTCCTCTTTAATCTTTCTGTTCTTCTTACCCTCTGTAAGCTATGCATACTGCCGTAGAGTCTGTATGATTTACAATACCACTAAAATTCCCATATAATATTTCACCGGGTATAAGATTTACAAAAGAACTTATATCATCACCAATATTAGAAGTTACTTTAATTTTTAAAAATTCAGTAAGAGCGACAGGTGCACTTTCACCATCCGAATTGTCTTTGCCAAGTGCTTGAATAGCCACCCAAGAGCCTGTGTCTGGAGTCACAACAGTAGTGTTGTGCTCTGCAATAACATCAAAGCCATTCTGCCCTATGAGTAGATTGGCCGCTTCTTTCTCGGTGTACTTATAAAGACTCATTACTTAGAACCAAAGACCTTTGAGAAAAAACCTTTCTTCTTTTTCTTTCCTTTACCCTTCATCTTCTTACCTTTTTTCTTTTTCTTTTTTACCTCTTCACTATACGTCAGTTCTTCATGTTGAACAGGGTCACTAGGAGTTGAGCTAATAAAAGAAAAAGCCATTAAGAAAGCCATTATCTTATTCATATCTATACCTTTAAGTGTTTGGATACCTCTTCGGTACCACTCATTTGAGGAACTATCCTTGATAATAATTCCGATTTAGTTTCACTAGAACCATAATAGATTCCACGCTTATCATAAAAATCTTGTATTTCTGCCTTGGTATTATCCATAGTGGGATAATCTGATTGACTCGTAGCCACCCCATTAATTATATGATGGCTTCCTACTATTAACCTACCATGTCCATCACCGTGCTTCTTTGCACATTCTGATACATAGTATTCTTCTGCAACTTTAAAGCTATTACTTTTCTTTGCTACAGTTCCATCTACATCTACAAAGTAATCATAAGACGAAGGGTAAGCCAGAGTCTCAGTAGACCCATCGGGATAAGTTTTTACACGAGTAGCACTCGGGGTTGTATTTTTATGGAGTCTTACACGATGGCCCTGACTACACCTTCTTACAATCATTTTTTATTGTATCCTTCCCATATAACTAAATATGTAAATAGTGCGGATGCAATAAGTATCATTGATATTAACATCATGCTTCTACTTCAGCCTCAACTTCATCTGACTTTGCCAACGACTCTTCCAACATTCTTACAAACCCATCCTTACTTACAGCGAGTTGCTGTTGGATAAAGTTGTTGCTGTTGATTTTGTCATCGATATTCTTCAAGTGTAAATACATCTGCTTTTGCTCGTCATTAAAGTCCTCATTGACATCATACTCGACATCATTGAGAGTTAGTATTGGCGATTGGTTTTCTTTTTTAGCCATTATTGACTCCTTGTGTTAGTTAATTAATCTTTTTTACTGTCTTCATACGCTTTTTTAACTGCATCTGTCCATAGTGCATTTGCCATTGCCTTTAATTCATCAGACTCAGCACTTACATCTGCATCTGGCATAAATGCCTTTCTATGGTATGAAAATGATATTTCTTTACCATCTTCTTCGATAGATGTTTTACAGCGTTCTTGGATACATTTGTAATCTCCACGCACTTCATAATCGTATGTTTGTTTTTTTTCTAAAGCCATTTTAACTCCTTGTTAGTTCCAGCTTAATATCCATTAAGCAAAATATGTGAATGTAAACGCTATGCTTGTTGATGCATCTATAGTTGCGGCTGAAGTTGTAGCCAACGTAGTGCCTGTACTTAAATATATTCTAAAATAGGCTTCACCCCCATCTGCAAATACCATATAGTCTTGAATGTTACTACTAGCACTATAAACAACAACAGAACCAGACGCTCTATGCGAAAGTTCAGTATTAGCTCCAATCGTAAAAGGAACATTTACCTTAATAAATCCAACTGGTGAACTAATAGCAGATGTATCTATTGCACCTGTAACTGTTACTTGCCTTCCAATCTTTGTATATGAAGCTGTATCGTAAGAGCTGTTAACAGTTATAGAGCCACTTGTTGATGGTGTTAGTGTTACTGTATAAGTACCTTCTTCATAATCTCCAAGAACCTCTCCAGATGCATCAAATTTTATACCAGCACAATGAACAGTAGCACCACTATCTTTTGCCATGTAAACATCTGTTACAGATGTGTTGCCAAGCACTACTGAGTTATCTGCATTTCCTGTTATACCAGAACCAATAACTGTTTGATTGACACCACCAACTACTGATGCAGTAGAAAATGCACCTACAATCGTGTTCTCTGTTCCTGTGGTTATGTTACTACCAGCTTGGTATCCGACTGCTGTATTCGCCACAGTACCACTTGTTCCTGTCTGTGCTGTTAATGCTTGGTATCCAATAGCAGTTGATTTATCACCATCATCTTCTGCAAAAAGTGCTTGGAATCCCATTGCTACATTTGCTATTCCGCTTGTCAATGCATATCCTGCGTGTTCGCCTATGGCAATCGTACCATCAGCATCACTTGTCATATTTGAGCCACCAGCATTATATCCTATTAATACTGTTTTACCTACACCTGTTGATGTAGCACCAGCATTTGTTCCAATTGCTGTATTCCTGTCTCCTGTAGTCAATGCACCTAAAGCACTTTTTCCAAATGCAACATTATCAGTTGCTCCATTTAACGCACCTGACAATGAATTATAACCAACAGCAGTATTTCCATCACAGCCAGCAGTTACCCAAGTACCATTGCCAGAATATGCTCCAATAAATACATTTTCGTTACCGCCAATGTTATTTTGAGTATTAGCACTTCCCATTGCACGATAACCCATTACAGTATTATAAGCCCTTGCTCCTGTTCCTCCAACATTAGCCTGAGTACCTACAACAGTATTACCATCTGAACTTGCGTGATTTAAAAACTCACAAGCCTTTGTTCCAATTACAGTATTAAGAGACTCTCCATTATCTGCATTTCTTAATGCTTTATAACCTAATGAAGTGTTATTTGCTCCATCTGTTTGATATAATTGAGATTCAAAACCTATAGCAGTATTAGAACCTCCAGAAGTCAATGCCGCAAGAGCCGAATATCCCACAGCAATTGTGCCATCAGCAGTAGCCTCCATTGCCCCCATTCCAGCTTGTGAACCTACAATAACTGTTTGGTCTACTAAACTTGAGCCAGTAAGTGCATCTGTTCCTATTGCTGTATTATGTGTTTCATCCACTAAAGCATCGCCAGCATCTCTTCCAATCAGAACATTAAAATTTCCTGTTGTCATTGATATTCCAGCATCTTTACCTACTAAAACATTTCCTTCAGCCGCTCCTTCCATATCTCTACCAGCATTTGCACCGAGAGCAGTATTATCATTGCCATATAATGCTGTGCTTGAGTTTCCACCTAATGTATTATATCCAAGAGCTGTACTATAATCCGCAGTTGTAACATTTTTTCCAGATTGATACCCTACAACAGTACCTCCCGGACTAGCTGTCAATGCTGAAAGAGCAGATTTTCCAATCGCTACTGTGCCATTTATACCAGTCGTATTATTAGCATTTCCAACTAATGCAGCTTTTCCAATGGCAACGCACCCATCTACAGCGACTCCAGCCTTAACATCAGACATTGCATTAAAACCAATAGCTGTATTATTTAAAGCGGTAGTAGCCAAAGAAAGAGAAACTGCACCAATCGAAGTATTAAATGCTCCAGTTGTAAGAGCATCACCTGAACCTGAACCAACAGATGTATTATAAGTAGCTGAAGTAATCGCTAATAGAGCATTGTGACCTACTCCAACATTATTTGCATCTGCTCCACTTGCACCTCTACCAGCAGACTGTCCAACGTAAGTATTACTTGCTCCAGTTGTGAACATACCAGCTTGGTCTCCAACTGCGGTATTATTATCGGTTCCAACATTGCTATATAAAGCAGAAGTACCAATAGCAGTATTTTGAAGTCCGTCTGTATTACTAAAAAGTGATTGAAAACCAAAAGCCGCATTTGAATATCCACTTGTCAACCCACTAAGTGCTGAACCCCCTACGGCTGTGTTATAATCTGCCGCATTTGTTAATGTTGCATCAGCTACTTCGTGACCAATAAATGTATTACTTACAGCCCCACTAACTATATTTAAACCAGCTTTGTAGCCGAACAATGTTGTGCCTACTGCTCCACTTGCATCATTATTAGATAGTGAGATTCGGGAGTTGGCATCGAGTTTAAATCTTCTTGCAGAATTAACATTAAATTCTAAATATGTATCTGCTCCAGTAAGTTTAGTTGCTCCATTTACCCATTGAAGTTCCTGACCAGCAGTCTTTATTTTTAAAGCGGCATTGTTTACTTCAACATTTTGACTTGCATCAATGGTGAGTGCAGTATCACCATCAGTATTAAAAGTCATAGCATCTGTGCTTTGATTGTAATTTATTATTCCAGAGCTGGATAATGTACCATTTGAAAATATAATTCCACTTTGCTTATCGCTGGGTGTTAATAACTCTAAATAAGTATGGTCATTTTCTTCTATAATAACTGAAGCATTTGTATCGGCTGTAGTAAGACTTGCATCAGATGTCATAATGTGAAGTGTTGTGTCGGGTGATGCACCTATACCAACCCCAGAGTCTTTAATAAATACAAAATCTGAAGCATTAACTCTTAAAGTCATTAAATCAGCAGAACCATGATTTTGATAAGCTATACCACCAGCATCTACATCACTCGCATCACCAAAATCAATAACGCTATATCCTGTTGCACCAGAAATTATAGCTAATCTTGATTGGTCTCCTGAGTCATCATTATTCTGTAGAACAAGTTGATGTCCAGCAAATAGTGTTGGCAATGTTCCAGCACCATTCACAATAATCATATCGCCAGTTAATACTTCTGAATATGCCATTGAACCACCACCATTAACAGTTAAATCACCTGCTATGGTTACATCCCCAGATATTGTACCGCCTGCGAGAGATACGTTTAGTCTATTGTTTGTAGCATCTAAAGCCGCATTTAAGGCTTCTTGTGTTGTGTGAGAAAATGCATTTACTGCATCTCCTGAAGAGTCAAGAAGAACTTTGTTAAGAACTTCTTTGCTTGTAAATTTATTAATGTCTGACATAATTTATCCTATATTCCTCCACCACCGCTTAAAAGCATTTATATTGGTTAAACTAAGGTTGGAACCTTTACCACTCTAGTGCCACCTGTTTTGTCTTTTTTCCTAACGCCATATCTCTGTACGGCTTCTTTAAAATTTCTTTCGTGTTTGCTAGATAAAGCCATTGATGTCTGCATCATACCTGCATCTGTAGCAGTACCTGCCCTATCCATATATAAACATTTTTTTACATAATCAACTACCGCTAATTCTAAAGCATTATCTATATCTAAGTTATCTGTCACCGCTGTAACACTATCTGGCTCAGCATAATATTGAAGAACTAATCCCTCTACTAAGTCTTCCTGTATTGCTTTTAATTTTTTTCTTGCAGATGTATTGTTATTACCAGATGAATCTAGTTCTGATAATACTGCAATCTTATCACCTTCTATCATATACATCAATTGATTTTCTGGGTATTTTACATTACTAACAAAAGAACCAGTTCCTGAGGTAGTTGTT